GACTGCCAAGTCGTGTCCTCGCCCGGTCGTTAGATCGGGTTTCCCCCCTTCTGCATAATATGGCCGCGCTGCGATCCTCAGGACTAATCCACCTGTTGTAGCATGCAAAGTCAGTGGCTCGCATCGGTACAGTCTACACGACTGGACCAGACCTGTCGCTTTGGCAAGCGGCTCTCAGCGTTTAACGGCGCTGAAAACCACCCGCGCGAGTGCGCAGGTGCCTTCCGGGATGGCGGAGGGCTTGAGACCCTACAGGGTCTCTTGCTCTCCGTCACTCGGATAACCGTAAGGGAGGACCATGCCCATCGTTACCAGTAGCCGATCATTCCCCTGGAGCTCGCGTGTTAACTACACGTATACGCTCTCGGGGTCTAAGGTCGACGCTGGTTTCGTGGACTTGAATCCCTGGTCGCAAACGACCACCAGTTATCGTACTGGCGGACTTTATCAGTCCGAGGATTCTCGCTACGAGAGCATGACAGGTGAGCAGCTGAATCGTGAGATCCGAGTCGAGGCCGTAAGGCCAGGTGACAACGGTCACAACTTCAGTACTCAGTCTACGACTGAGTTTCAGTCCGGGCTTAACGCCCTGATTGAACAACACCCGTCATCCAACGGCGTCTCCTATAACGGGCCGATTCTTTTGAATCTGCCAGTTATTAAGGGGACTCTGTCGGCGCCCAGCTTCTCAAGCTACTTGCCCTCTCCATCGCAGATCACGGTGGATGGCACGAAGCTCTGGAGTCAGGCGGTTCCCACAGCGACCGAGGTAGGCCTCGCTGCCTTCCTAGGGGAACTACGAGAGGGCTTGCCCTCTCTCCCCGGGAAGATCTCCAGTGGTGGTGCTCACCCTTCCAAAAAGGTCGGGTCTGAGTACCTAAACTGGAAGTTTGGTGTCCAACCTTTACGGTCGGACTTAGCCAAACTAGTGAGGGGAATTTCCGAATTCCATAAGCGGGTTCGGCAATTCCAGCGCGACTCCGGACGTCAAGTCCGTCGTCGTCGTTCCCTCGGAGAAAGCAGGAGGGAGGTGGATGTGTTGACGTCAGGCACTGCCACAGGTGGCAAGGTCTGGATTCCGTTGCTCTTCGGAGCTTCGGACGTCTTCACTACCCAGTTGTACTCCTCTCCTGGGAGTCTCTCTGTCCGCGACATTGTCGAGGAAGAGACTTGGTTTTCAGGCGCATACACTTACTATCTCTCTGAGGCACATTCGTTCCTCGGAAAGCTGGAAAGGTATGAAGAGCTCGCTGATCACGCGCTCGGTGTTGAGTTTGATCCCAACACCGCCTGGCAACTGACTCCCTGGTCCTGGCTTGTCGACTGGTTCAGCGACGCGGGTTCCTTTATCAAGAACCTGACGGCGCTGTCCAACGACAATGTCGTGGCCCGGTACGCATACGTGATGCATCACCGAAAGGTGACGCGTATGTATTCCGTGACTGGAATGCGCCCGCGAACGGGCGTAACCGGGCCAACAACCGCTACCGCGTTCGAGACTTTCGAGTCGAAGACGCGGACTGCGGCTACCCCTTACGGATTTGGCTTAGACCACTCCGCTTGGTCAGCGGGGCGGTGGGCCATACTCGGAGCCCTTGGTATGACCAGGGCGCCGGGTGTCCTACGCGATTAGGTCCCCACAAGGGAAACCCACTGCGATTGTCGGATGTAATCCGTCCAGGACAACGGGATAGGCATCCTGCCTGTTCCGTCCCCTTCAACTGCAAGGAACGTTGCATGGCATTCGCCGATCCACAATCTGTCACAGTCTCAGGAACAGCCATTTCGCTTCCGCGAACTGGCTCTGGAGAGTCGTCGGGGACTTTCACGTCCGCCGACGGTCTCTACCAGATGGTTGTGTCCCACGCCTACGGGCGTCGGAACCGCCGTGTCTTGAAGCTGACTGGCTCCAAGATCTCCGCCGACCCACTGGTGCCCTCGCAGAACACGCGCTCATCGATGAGTATCTCATTGGTGTGCGACGTGCCTGTGAACGGGTACACAGTGGCGGAGGAGAAAGCCGTCGTGGATGCGCTGGTCGCGTATCTCTCGGCGTCTACCGGGGCTCGGGTCACCCAGCTTCTGGGTGGTGAGAGCTGACAGATCTTTCACCGGCGCGTGTCAAGCTGAGGATGGTCTACTTCACTCGTTAGAATGGAGAGCCATGAAAAGCCTGATCACGCTCCTGCAGTGTGTGTTGGATGACTCCAGCACACGATCCGGCGTAAGCACCGCTCGTGATTTCAAAACGATCACGAGTCGGATCGAACACGAGGGGATTTCGTTTTTAACGATCTCCCTGGCACGCTTCGGAAAGGACTTCACAAAGTCCCTCGACGACGGCCGTGTCGCACACGCCTCGTTCGCTGGTTTCCAGCGTCGAGGAGCTCTCCCCCTATTACTAGGAGGTTTGCTTGCGCGTGTATTCGATCCTGAAAGCGGTCTGTTGCTTGATCCGCCTTCTTTGGAGGCGATTCGATGCGTACGTCAGGTTACCCTGATGTGGGCAAAGATTCTACCTGATTCCTCTCCTGGATTAGAGAGGATCCAGTGCACTCCCGCAAGGGAGCGCGCTGCCATCGATAGGTGGGTCGAGTGTGAGCAGGACGTACGTGAGTCGTTCGAGAAGTTACTCCTCTCTGAAGAGAGGCTTCTCGAAGATTTCCGTTCCATAGGGAATCTGCTGTGGCGAGAGTTCTTCACGTCGATAGACAACCGTCTGTACGACGAGATGCTCTTTCCAAAGCACGGCCCAGGTGCGACCGCCGACAAGCTTCGCGGCAACGCGAAGTATAAACTTAGCCGGTGGTCTCGGAGGTTGGAAGAGGCGTTCCCTCACTGGGAGTACCTCATTCCTAATCCCACCTCTCCCGAGCAGATTAAGACGCTCAGGAGCGTACAAGTCCTCGAACCTCGGGACGAACAGCCCGTGAGGGTTGTCACTGTCCCGAAGACGCTGGATACGCCTCGAATCATCGCCGTTGAACCGTCCTACATGCAGTATATGCAGCAGGCGGTTCTCGCGATGATGGTGCAAGAGATCCCGGGCTTTTACCAAACTCGGGAGTTCATGCAGTTCGTATCTCAAGAACCAAACCAACGGCTCGCGAGAGAGGGCTCCATCACTGGGGACCTCGCCACACTCGATCTGAGTGAGGCTTCGGACAGGGTATCCAATCAGCATGTACGGCTCCTCGTGGAAAAACATCGGTGGCTTTCACAAGCCCTCGATGCTACGCGGAGTCGGAAGGCTGATGTACCTGGCCATGGCGTAAAACGCTTGGCCAAGTTCGCGTCTATGGGTTCAGCGCTCTGTTTCCCGATGGAGAGTCTGGTCTTCGTGACCGTGATCTTTGTCGGGATTCAGCAGCAGCTCAACAGACGCTTGACCGAGCGGGACCTTAAGTCCTTTATCGGTCGGGTGCGCGTCTACGGGGACGATATCATCATCCCCAAAGACTATGCGCAATCTGTCATCCGGGCTCTCGAGACTTTCGGGTTTCGAGTAAATGAGCGCAAGTCCTTCTGGAACGGTCAGTTCCGGGAGTCTTGCGGAGAAGATTACTATGCGGGCCAATCGACGAAAGTCGTGAGGCTTCGCACTCTTCTCCCCGAGGACAGACGGCACGTTCGAGAGATTGCTGCAGCAGTTTCCTTCCGTAACCAGCTGTATCACGCTGGCTGGGAGAAGACTGTCGCGTGGCTTGACGCAAGGATCGAGCGGTTAATCCCGTTCCCCTACGTCAGGTCAGAGACGCGAATCGACAGGTGGGTTGGGGACTTTGTCCTTGACCCAACCATCGTATCTGCTTCACCTCTCCTGGGTCGCCATGGTAGCCCAAAGGAGGTCTTCCTTCAGGATGGCCTTCGCCATGACGATAAGCTGCAGCGCCCCGTGGTAAAGGGCGTGCGGCTTGTTCCGCAGATTCCAGTTTCCAAACTGGAAAGCTACGGAGCCTTGATGAAGTGGTTCCTCGTTGCAGAATCTCCTTTCCTGGAGAGACCGCGGAGAGATCCGTGGTGGGAGACCGAAAGGTCTCCTCTTGACGAGGACCACCTTGAACGTGCTGGACGTGCCAGTTCCGTTCGGATCAAGACTGGCTGGGACAGCCCTCTCTGACCAAAGAGGGCCGTGCTGCTTGAAAGAGCAGCTGAGGGAGCTTCCTGGTGCCCTCTCTCGAGAGGGCTTCGGCTAGCTCGGGGAG